CCATCCACCCCTAGTTTCGGAGGCACTACGACCCAGTACATGCTGTATCAGGATAGTGGGGCTTTGCTTTGGAATGGTAAGGGTCGTGTATTACAGATGGAAGACACAGACGCTGATTATTGGCAATTCAACGTAGGAGCAGATGGTGGGGGTGTATATCGTAAGCATATGTATCCATCAAACGCTACCATAGATGGTACTGAGGGAGATTCTTATAATTATATAGGTTCATATGATAATGGTGGAACGTGGGCATTACGCCCCATATCTGGTATATTCTCATATTACCACAACGCTGGGGCTGGTTCAGCAGCTAGTCCCGCCTTTACTTTTTACTCTGATGGGTCTAACAGTGACTACGATACTGGGATGTACTCAGGCGGCGCAAACGTAATAGGGTTTGCTACTGGCGGTACTGCTAGATGGTCAATAGGTACAGGCGGTGATCTAGTACCTGCTGTTGATGGTTCTGGGGGGTCAGGGTATAACATAGGGTCAGGAAGCTATGAAGTCGATACATTTTATGGTTATTCAATATACTTCTCTAATTCATCGGCCGCCACAGGTACAGATTTAATTATAACTGCGGGGGGTCGGATAGCGAAAAAACTTAGTTCTATACAGTATAAAGATAATGTAAAAGAGTTAGTATACGATTCTTCAAAACTTGACAAGTTAAGACCCGTGAGTTATAGTTATAAACTAGATAATGTCCCAGATATTGGCTTAATTGCCGAAGAAGTTGATGAAGTTTATCCAGAGTTAATTAATTACGATAAAGAGGGTAAGGCTGAATCAATAAAATATCATGGTTTATCAGTTATGTTGTTAGATGAAGTTACTAAATTACGTAAAGAAATTAAAGAATTAAAGGAGACAAACTAATGCCAGATGTAACAGTATCGTTTACAGACGCACAATGGGCTAGGGTTGTTGCTGCATCTTCATTTATTATTAGAACAGACGAAGGGACGGTCGATGCTGCTAAATTAGCAGCTAAGTGGAAAGCCTTAGAAACTGGTAACGTCAAAGCTTACGAAGAAAGTCTACTCTCCACAGATGACTTCTAATGAAGAATAAAAATAAGGTCGTTCGTTTGAAGGAACGTGACCCTTTTATGTCAACTTCAAAAATTGCTTCATTGGTAGGTACGACTCGACAGAACGTACATAATATGTTATCTCGTAGAGGGTATATAACTAAGGCTCCTCGTCTCCGACCTATTCCTAGATGTAGGATATGTGGAGAACAAGTACAAGATGCCAGAAGATGGCATTCAGAAGAGTGTAAATTTGCATTTAAATACTTGCAAGTTACGTGTAGTTGGTGTAAAATTAGCTTTTATAGGCACAGGGATGCAATTATTAGAGGTCATAAAGAACGTTATAAAGGAATATATTGTTCTAAGGATCATTTCTATACTGCTAGGCGTAATAAAGAGGTAGCTATTGATAATAAACGACGAATTAATCAAGCAGTGGGAGCCTAAGGTACAACGTTTCGTAAACAACACGTACATCCCCGGCTTTGATAGAGAAGATTTAGCCCAAGAACTTAGAATAGTAATCATAAAAGCTGCTGAAAAATTTGATGTAAGCAAGAAAACAAGTTTCCATACCTATCTTCATACAAGTATGGTAAATACTATACGTACATTACATACTAAAAGTGCTCGAAGACCCAGATATATGGTGAGCTTAGGCGTTTCTGAAAATTTTGACTCAGGTGATGGGGAGTTTTCTGGGCATGAGGTAGAAGATGACACTGATGACATTGAAGCCGTGCTTGATAAGATCGACCTAGAGGTGTTAGACCTCTCCAATGAGGAATCCGACTATCTTGTTAAACGACTTACCGGATTCTCTAATACTGAAATTGGCAAAGGTATTAATGGAGTATCCTTGTATAAGATCAAAAGGGCACTAAAAGAAAAGTTCAATAATTATTATGGCTCCCTCGAATAAACAACTTACATCTAAAGATATTTTTGATTTGTATAAAGGGTGGTATGAAGAGAAATTCGATATTGAGTACACCCCCCACGGATTTATCGGTAACGAACTAAGCGCCATCAAAAAGGTGGTTGAGGGCGAAGGACTATACAAGACCCTGTGCGGGCTGTATGTCGGTCTGAGGGACAGCCAACGGCAAATTAAAGCCACTTATATAATGAAGGGCCACTGGAATTACTTACCTAATGTACAACGCCCCGATCTGTATTACCTAGTTTTGACAAAAGGGACTCCCGATGATAAGCTTACTTGGAGACGTCTTATGCATGTAGAGAACAAGTGGTTCCCTACCGCAGATGACGCCATAACTCAAAATGAGTTAATTATGCGATTGGAGAAATCCCTAAATGTCAAAACTAAACTCGCGAACTCCCCGCCAAAAAAGAAGGCGTCAGGGAAAAAGGGGTCCGGTACAACGTAATAACATTTCAGATATAACGTTACCCCCTCAGGATAAAGTACGTTTATTGTGTCATCTTCAAGGCGAAACACCTCAATCCCAAGAACTGTGGGATCACGGGGTTTTCAGCGGTGTCCGTGAGGCACAGACTTACAGCTTAAATTATGTAGTGACAAGCCCCGCAAAATTTCGTATTATAAATAGTGCAGGACGAGAAGTATATGTAGTTGAGAGGACCCCCAATGGATAGTGAAAGTTTTAGCTTTGTAGAATCAGCGCTGGTTTTTGGGCTTTTAGAAGACCAGAACTTTAAGAAATTCAATCACCCACTGAGTCAGTTTGTAGTCCATAAAGACGCTGTAGAGTGGTCAATGAAATTTAGAGATGAATTTAAAGAGTCCGTGGATAACGGGGCACTCCTAGAAAAGTACCCCTCCTTACGTACTGATGCCAGAGATACTAATTTTGATTACGCACAACAAGAATTCAAGAAACAAGTTTTATTTAGGCAGGTGATTAAATCCTTTGCCGACAATAAAAACCTACTTTCGTCTAATCCGAAATCGGCTTTAACTTCTATAGTTAACTCTCTAGCAGATGTTGAGGTAGGTTACGATGAAGACGTCTCTCAATATGACGATGGAGAAATACATAGGCTTGCAGAGTATGAAGATAGAGTAGAGAAGCGTACCCTTGGAGAGGGTATGATAGGCATACGTACACCATTTAGAACCATAAATGCTACCGGAATGGGGTGGCAACCCGGAGAGTTGGTGTCATTCTTTGCAAGACCCACGGTGGGTAAGACATGGTTATGTGTAAAAATTGCCTGTGAAGCTGCCCTTCAGGGTAAGAAAACCCTACTAATTTCCCCTGAGATGCCTAAGCAATCAATAGGAATGAGAGTAGATGTAGTAATGTCAAACATGATGGGTATAAAGTTATCCCACCATGCGATTCGAACAGGTTCACAAATGGACGTAGATGTGTATAAGAAATTTTTACAGAGTAATAACCGAAAGAACCTTATGATAAGTGACAGTATCTCAGGAGAGGATAGTATATCTATGTCTGGAATTTCGGGACTTATACGTAAGTATCACCCAGATATCTGTGTCATTGATGGTGTGTACCTAGTTTCTACTGCCATTTCGGACCGTGCTGCATGGGAACAAAGTCATAGCTTATTCTATGGTTTGAAGAATTTTGCACTATCTAACAATATGACTATTGTAGCTGCTACACAAGCCACCCGTGAAGCTGGGGCTAACTTGTTCCAACCCCCGGGTCCGAATCAAGTTGCATTTGGGGACGCTCTTATTCGAGCCAGTGATGTGGCGTTGTCAATGTGCCTAGTCGAAAATTTCCCCCAACTAAGGGATGTGCAGTTCCAGAAGTTTCGAGATGGGGTTTTAGGTTCTGACCTAGCCACTTTGAAGTGGGACGTCAATCAGGGTCTAATCACCGAGACAGATATGGCAGCAATTTAGCTATGGCTAACTGGCAGGAGTTAATGATAAAGGCAGGGTTCAATGTGCCTCACGGGGAATCTCAGATGTTATGCCCGTTCCACAGAGATTCTCATGATTCGTTCTCAGTAAATACTGTTAAAGGTAAATGGATTTGTTACGCAGGGTGTGGCGGAGGAGACTTAAAATACTTTTTTAAAAAATACTTGCAGATGGATGACAAGTCCGTAGATGAGTATATAGGTAATTCTGCGTATGTAGTTGATATAAATGTACTTGATGACTTGATTTGGAAGGTTGACCCAGACGAGGCTAACCGAGAGATGTCATTTGACTTCAATCAATCCTTTGTACCGGATTGGATATTTAACAGAGGTTTCACAGTAGATACCTTAAAAAGGTTCTCTTGTGGGATAACAGCGCAAAACGGGTTAGCCGTACCCGTTCTAGACAAGGATAACGTTAATGTGGGTCACCTAATTCGTAGGGTAGATGGCGGGCAACCAAAATATGTATATGCTACAGGGTTTAAAAAATCCAGAGTTTTATTCGGGCAACCCCTACTTCGGGGCACCAATATGGTATGTATAACTGAGGGGTCGCTAGACGCCATGTGGTTAGACCAAATGGGGTACAACGCTGTAGCATTGCTAGGAGCCAGTATATCTGGGACTCAGGCGCAATTGCTAAAGGATTTGCCAATTGGTGAAATCGTGTTATGCTTAGATAACGATGAGGCTGGAAGAATAGGAACAAGACATTGTTTGACAAAGCTTTCACCCACATGTAGAATTAGTTATATAGAGTTACCAGAAGGTAACAAGGATATTCAGGAAATTTCTGATAAAAGGCTAATAGATCAAATTATTAGCAACAGGAACTACTGGTAAGGAGATAATAATGCCGGGAATTGGTGAAATGAGAAATAACCGCCGTACAGGTGGAGATGGGGGAGGAAGTCGTCGAGAGCAGTTTTGGCTGGAAGACAGTCAAGTATTTTTGACTTCAGTAGCATATGGACAAGACGATGACCCATATATGGATAGTTTCTGGGTTCACACCTTTCAGCAAACTGATGGGAGTGGAAGCTGGACTAAAGTTCTTGCGGATAAAGACGGTCCGCTTCGCCCCATACCTGAAGGCAACAGACCCTCATACCGTTTTGGATTTTGGGCGTACATACATAATGTAGCACATTCCGTAAAGAAGAATGAGGCTTGGAACGAGGTCTTTTTACCAGACGGTAAGACCAAACGTTATGTTGAGGAAGTCGGGGATTTCAGGTTCTGCATATTGCCCTTTGGTAGAGACGATCAATACTATAACGATCTTGTAGATGTCTATAATGATTGGGGTGGTGATCTTACGAAGGGTGTCATCAAAGTTACGCGTCGTGGGGCAGGAAGAAATACCAACTACTCTATTGCCGCACAATCTTTGTTAGAGCTTAAAATTCCTGAAGATAGGTTAGCTACAGTAAGCGACCTCCCGTCAGCATGGGATTATATGATGGATAACTATGGTGTAGGACAGTCATCCGAAACGGGTGATGTCCCAACCAGTGCCGTGAGTATTGATGGCTCTCAAGGGGAAGCTAACGAAAACGAGGTTGTTGAAAAACTTCCTTGGGAGTAGAGGGCTTAAAGGGGGTGGGTAACCACCCCCTATTGGTTTATAGGAAATGAGGCTAGATAATATGGGTAAGAAAAATATGGATAGGGCCGCCAGACGACGAGAGATGAGAGAACGTAGTAAACCAGAGTATGCCCGAAAAGTGGGATACCTAGAAGCTTACCCAAATGATGATAATCCTAAAGATAGGGTGGGTGGCGTATACCGACCTCGTTGGATTTTGAAACATAACATGAACGCTGAATGGGTAAACGGAGTGGGAAACACAGAGTTCCACAATCGCTCCGACCGAAGGCGTCGATGAGCCTTGTCAGTAGTAACAACAAAGGACCAATTTGAAGATGCATTGTCGGTGCTTACTGGTAGCAACGAGGATTTATTTGTAGACGTAGAGACAAACGGCCTTGATAGCTTTGGCACACATCAGAACTGTGGAATTGGTGTCGGTACTATGGAAGGTAAGACTTTTTACTTTCCGTTTCGACATAAACCCCTCGGCTCTAACTTACCGTTAGAGTATTTGCCAAACCTCATTTCCGTATTGAATAACGCCAAGAGAATATATGCCTATAACCTAAAATTTGACGCCGCCTTTTTAGAGAAGGATGGATTCTCTGTTGAAGATAAGGTACTCATTGATGTACTTGTCATGGTGCGCCTAACCGAGCACTCTAATGTGGGTAAGTTAGGTCTTACTCCATCTATTATACGTAGATACGGAATAGATTCAGGTGCGTATGACATAGAAACAAAAGCTGTTATAACAAAAAATGGATGGGGAGAAGACTTTTCCCTAGCCCCTCCGTCTATCTTAGGCCCGTATTGCGAGAAGGATGTTTACTGGACGTGGAGACTATACGTTGATTGTCTAGATGAAATACGAGATACCAAACAGATGGGTATCTGGTCGCTAATGTTAGAGTCAACTAAGGCTTTATTAGAAATAGAGCGACCGGGAATTAACGTAGACGTGGAATTAGCCCAAGAACTAAAGTTACGTATAGAAACTCGTATGGAAGAGATTCAGGCGATTCTTTTTGAAGATGCTGAAAAAGAGTTTAATATTAATTCCGGTCCTGATATTAGTAAAATAATGAATCCTAGGGGTCTTCATTCTCCTGTGCTTACGCCAAAGTGTAAGAACGGGGATTGTTCGCACCAATCTTTAGGAGAGCCTCATACAGAATCTTGGGCAGAAGATGCTTTAGTTCAGATAGACTCCCCATTTACAGGGCTGGTAAAGCAGTACAGAACGTTATCTAAGTTGAAAAATACCTACCTAGAGCCGTATCTACACGACTCAACGATACACTCTACGTTTTCTAATTGGCAAGCTGGTACAGGTAGGCTATCGTCGCTTAATCCTAACCTGCAAAATATACCGGCGAGTGTTACTTATATTACAGAAAAGAAGTTGGAAACCCCCGAGGACTTTAATGTGGTAAGGGAACGTGTAAAGGCGGTTGCCTTGAACAAGGGCAAGATTGAAAAGCTTCCCACGTTATCAGATGCCACCTTACAGGCGTGGTCATATTTAGGCGGGGATAAGATGATCGGGGAGGGGGGCGAATGTCATGTTAGGCAACTCATAACTCCCCGACCGGGCTACAAGCTGGTTTCTATGGATTACTCTCAGATGGAAGTACGTATGCTTTTGTATTACCTAAATACTACTGAAGCCACTGCTTTATTGAATAAACCTAATGTGGACTTTCATTCAGAAAATGCAGTTATTGCGTATGGGATTGATCAAGAACATCCAGATTTCTCGTTTTATCGACAACTTGTAAAGACCATCACCTTTGGGGTTCTTTATGGTATGGGAGAGAAGAAGCTGGCTATGACATTACAGATAGCCAGAACAAAGGCAAGGGAATACAAGAACAACTTCATAGAACGCATGCCGGGGTTCAAAGCGTTCAAGACTAATGTAGAACGATCTATTGAGCGTACTGGCACAGTGAGGAATAAATATGGGCGTTTATACCAGATAAATAAGGATAATGCGTATAAGGGCATCAATTTTTTGATTCAAGGGACTTCCGCAGAAGTAGTGACTGAACGCTTCATTGAATGTGTCAAGTACCTGAAAGATAAACCGTCAAGGCTACTTATCCAAGTTCACGATGAGTTGGTCTTTGAAATACATGAGAGTGAATACCATGAGGTCGTGGGCGACCTAAAGGATATCATGGAACAAAACTCATTGGGTTTGACACTACAAGTAGATATAGAAGTGGCTAATCCGTCATGGGCAGAAAAGGTGGAATACGCCCCGCAGAGTATTGACGAACCCACTACGAATTTGCTACAATTTATAGAGTAATTACTCACAAGGAAGGAGTGCATGATGAAAGTATCACAGAACATGGCTTTTACAGTTAATCTGGGCAACTATCAATCTGCAAAAGTAGAAGTCGGTATTCATGATATTGATACCGATGGAGACGTGGAAAAACAAATAGCTGAAGCAAAAGAGACCTTTGACAAGGTTTTCATAGAGGTTTACAAGAAGGTTCAGCAAGAAGTGTCTTACATAATGAAAGAGCAGGAATAAAATATGGCAGTAAATGAAATGACAAGAGCCACAGTATTACAGGCTGTGCTAGCAGAACGAGAACGACAGGATGGTAAGTGGGGTGATCAGACCCAAAATTCCGATGAACAGTGGACAGTTATCCTCACTGAAGAATTAGGAGAGGTAGCTAGAGAGGTGTATGAAAAACGAAGTGCTGGTATGTTTGAAGAAGTTATACAATGTGCAGCAGTGTGCATGGCATGGGGAGAAGCATATTTGAATAGGAATTCCATTGCCGAAGCGTAAATCAATCACTAAAGTCCCAAACTCTGATCAATTATTCAAAGGATTACTTGATGACAAGGAATTAGGTTTTCTCGCAGGAGACGATCAATTCTTTACTTATGACCGTATCCCCTTTGGAATCCCTCAGCTAGATAAGATTACAAACGGGGGAATACCCGCTAAGAAAATGTTCCTTATGTTTGGGGGGTGGTCATCAGGTAAAAGTTACTTGATGCTATGTTTAATCAGACAGGTGCAACAACGTGGTGGCACAGCAGCGGTTATTGACACAGAACTATCATGGGACGCTGAGTGGGCTAGTGTGAATAAGGTAGACCCCAGTAAAGTTCTAGTACTTCCTGCACTCAATGCAGAGCAAGCGTATGAAGGAATATACGCATGTTTAAAGGCAGGGATTACGTTGGTAGGAGTAGATAGTATTGCAGGACTCATACCTACATCCATAACAGAAGATGATGATATATTTAACTATAACCCTATGGCGTGGCAAGCACGTTCATGGAATCAAGCTATAGTTAGATTTTTCCCGATGCTTCGTTATGGGTCAACCCTAGTAGCCATCAATCAGGTTAGAGGTAGTATGGGACCTGTATCAGCCATAGAAACCATGCCGGGTGGTAAAGGACAGCAGTTCTTTGCTCACGGTGTGCTTGAGACCCGTAGAGGGGCTTACATCAAAGAAGGACAGCATCGGGTAGGTTTTGATATCAATGCGTCTTTACTGAAAGATAAGTTCGGTGGAGAGCGTTGGGAGCAGGTGGACATACCCTTTAGGTTAGAAGGCGGGATAGATGAAGTAGAGACTTACCTCAAAGAAGCGTTGAACGCAGGACTAATCACTAATAAAGGAGCGTGGTATTATAGCGACTATTTTGCTACGGATTCCATACAGGGTTGGGCTAATGTAAGAGATTACTTCAATCTCGATACAGATGCATTTGGGTCTATCAGACTTGCCCTACCGTAACCACACCCCACAAGAAAAGCTAGTTAGGAAGGTACTAGAGGAAAATGGCTTGTTGTATCAGTATCAAGTGGATATAGGGCAATACACCGTAGACTTCTATTTACCGGAACTGGAAGTGATTGTGGAGGCTGATGGAGTTTTTGGGCATCTAAAGAAAAGGGATAAGCAGCGTGATTCTATGTTAGCTGCAATGGGATATCAAAAAGTTTGGCATCTCAAGGAAACGACTATATCAGGACTCAGGGATGAGTTCAACGTACTTATGGAAAGTGCGAAGGAGTATTATGCCGGGACTGGGACAGATAGAGACGAACAGCCTTCCTAAAAAGGGTAAGGTACACAAGAGTCAGATACTTACAAGGGCGCTAAATAAGGTCATAGGTTACACATCACGAGCCAGTAGACCTAAGTTCTTCTACCCCTCTGCATTAAAGCTAGAGTGTAAGAAATCGCTATGGTATCACTACTGGGGAGTAGACTCAAAAGGAGACCCACTACCCCTTCAGGAGATTGATCCTTTGTTAGCTAGAGTGTTTTCTACAGGAAATTCTTTTGAGGACAGGTTCATAAAGTATTTGAAATCTGCCAAGTTATACCTAGCCGACGAAAAAAGTTTCTTAGTTACTTCCCCTATTCCGGTTTCCGGTAGAATAGACTTTGTTATTAATTTCAAGGAAAAGAATTGGATAGTGGAGTTAAAAACTATCAACTCTAAGGGGTTTGATAAGTTAAAAGCTCCGAAGCCTGAGCATATAATGCAGGTTCAATGTTATTTAAACAACACTGAATACGAGGAGGCTTTTATAGTTTACGAGAATAAAGACAACCAAACTTGGAAAGAGTATAGATTAGAGCGTGACACCGATTTGTGGGGGAAGATGGTAGAGATGTGTCAAGCAGTTATGTCTGAAGAAGTCTTACCGGAAGACTGGAAATGTACCGGACCCCCATGGTGTGTATGCAAAGGAGTTGACCAATGAAAAAACGATGGAACGCAGCGGATGCCCTAACTAAAGCTAAATCCTACATGGATACTTTAGAGATACCTGAGTTTGTAACTGGGTTTGAGTCGGGGGACTACAAGGCTCCCACCTTCAAAGATTTGATTACAGCTACTCCTGACCAGATTGGCAAGTATCTCATTTACTTTGGGGCGTACAGAGCCTTACTTGAGCAACATGTGGCTGACTTAGAATCACGGAAGGGGGCTATGACTGCCCACTTTGATGAAATCTACAACGTAATGTCCTTTGAACTCTTAAAAGAATATGACATGAAAGGGGAGAAACGCCCCACCAAGGAGTCTACAAGAGGAGAAATCTTCCTAAAGAACGACGACCTAGGTGATTTGCGTCGTAATATCATTGAGATTGAAGCAATGTATCAACAGGCTTTAGGGCGATTGAAACTGTACACTTCCGCAGTGGCGACCATATCTAGAGTGATTACTGTACGAACTGGCGGATTTGATTCTGACAGACGGGAAAGAAACTAATGCATACACTTGGGATAGACACATCAAGTAAAGCAATTCACATGGTACTCTTAGGAGAAAATGAGGAGGTGTTACAGCAGGTAAAATGTAGTAGTAAGAAGAAGTTAGCAGAAGATAGGTTTTATGAAATAGTTGATGAATTTTACGCTCAACTTAGTATAATACCTATAGATACGGCGGGAATAGAGTCCGCTATATACATTCAAAATGCCAAAGCTACTATCGCTATTGCGTCCGTAGCAGCTACTTGTAAGTATGCACTCTATAGGTCGGGTATTCCATTCTCCGCCGTTGACAATAATACATGGAAAAAGAAGGTCATTGGAAAAGGAAACGCCAAGAAACCCGACATATTGGAATTTGCTGAGAATAAGTGGGGTAAGATTTTCCCCGAACAGGATTTCGCTGACGCAGCGTGTATAGCTTTATGGGCTAAGGAGACAGAATTAGATGACAATGCA